TATCTCCCTTAGCAGTGAAAATTGATTGTTGAATTGCTGTAGCCAAATCAAATGCGGTAAAAGTAATAATCTCAAGAATATCTCCAGCAGTTAATGCTGCAAGAGATGTAATACTTGAGCCAGATGTGGCAGTATAATCTGATGTGCGAACAAGTAAGATACCATTTAGATATACTTGTTCCTTGCCAACCAGATAATTAAGAGTTAAGCCATTATCATCGGAACCAGACTTTGTAGTTTCTCCACCAGTTGCTGTATAGCGATAACGGTAAATTGCTGCAGTAGATGAGATAGATGCCCAGGCAGAACCTGACCATGCATACATGGCAGCAGCAGAGGTATCCCAATAGATTGCTCCAGTAACTAAAGCGTTACCATCATTATCTAATGTTGGTGGAGTTGCCTTAGCACCAAGATATCTATCATCAAAAGAATCATAAGAAGCAGCGGCAGCGGCAGCGCTTGCTGCAGCAGCGGTAGCAGAACCAGCAACTGTATCTACATACGCCTTTGTAGCAGCGTGTAGGTCTACAGTTGGAGCACCTGACAAGGTAAGAGCACCTGTCATTGTAGAACCAGCCTTGAGTACGATTGCATCGTAGAAGGTTCCACCTGCTTGAATTGCTGTTGCAATCTCACCAAGAGTATCAAGTGTGCTTGGTGCTGAGTTGATTAAGTTAGAAACCTGAGTATCAACATATCCCTTTGTAGAAGCATCAGTACTGTTTGTTGGTGTAGCAAGAGATGTAATCTTCTGGCTGTTCATTGAGAATGAACCAGTAGGTGCTGCAAGGTCAGTTACTTTAGAGGTACGAACCTGTGTATCAAAGTCTGAAACGGTTGCTGCTAGTTGAGTACCAGTGTGGTTAGCACGGGCTAGTGGGTCTGTAGCCAACTTGCTAAGTGCAATACCAGCAGATGCGTTAATGTCTGAGTTGACAATAGTTCCGTCAACCAAGTCAGCAGAAGTGATGGTTCCACCAAGGTCTAACTTAGTCTTAGCGATAGCAGCAGTTGCTGAAATGTCACCATTAACAATGGTTCCATCTGCAATCATTGTGCTCGTTACTGTGCCAGTATCCCCAACAGTAACTGCTGTTCCTGAAATCTTAGTCTTGTCAATTGCTGCAGAAGCATTGATATCAGCATTTACAATTGCACCAGTACCAATGACTGTGGTTAGGCTTACGTTGCCAGTGCCGTCAAAGGTAACTCCGCTTGCCTCTACATCTCCAGTCAACTGGAATGTACGACCAGTAGCAAGGGCTGTGGCTGTAGCAGCATTACCTGTTGTAGAACCTGAGGTTCCGCTTACGTTACCAGTTACGTTACCTGTAAGGTTACCTGTAAATGTACCTGCGATAGCACCAGTACCAGTAATGGTTGGGCTAGAAAGTGTTGGGCTTGTGCCGAATACTGCAGAGCCTGTGCCTGTCTCATCTGTCAGCGCACCACGAAGGTTTGCACTAGATGGAGTGCCAAGGAATGTAGCAACTCCTGTACCTAGACCAGACACACCAGTTGAGATTGGCAGACCAGTTGCATTAGTAAGAGTTCCAGATGCTGGAGTACCAAGTGCTGGAGTTGTCAGAGTTGGAGAAGTTAAAGTTTTATTGGTTAGAGTCTGAGTATCTGTTGTGCCTACTACAGCACCAGTTACACCATGTACTCCAGTGCTTGCTTCGATGTGGGTATTGGCTTCGCGGTAGTCACGGCCAATTGCCATATGGCGAACCACTGCACCAGCAGAGTGAGCCTGTCCAGATGAACCATCAATGCCACGGGTAATGGTTAATGTATTGGTACTAACCGCTGTAACATCTACAATTTCTTCAAGGGCTGTATCTGGGTCAATAACAACTGTAAAGGTTTCACCTGCTGAGACTGTTACGCCACCAAGCAAGGCTGAACCCGATACTACAGTTGCACTTGTACCAGATGAGGTAAGTGCTCCAGTCAGCGTTGTTTGCTGAGAGCGGGATGAGTATTTTCTAGTTGTCATTTATTAACCTATCGGCTGAAGTGGACGCGGATTGGATACTGTTGTTGTTGCGCTTGAGTTTCCTCATTAAGACGCTGTGTATAAAGTGCATACAGTTGTTTGGTTGCATTCTGTGATGAACCAAATGGACGCTTGCTATCAATTTCATCAGCCTGTGGACTAACTTGTGCAGCACGGGCTGGGTCAAGGAATGTAAGCAAACGATATGCTGCGCCAAGAATTACAATGTCTCGGCAAGATTCTGGTAAACCAGTCTGAGTAGCAAAAGATGTTTCTGCTGATGTGCTCATAGTTGTTGGAGCCTTAGCATAGGTAACCTTAACTGTACGACCAGAAATGATTGGGTCTCCAATAGTTACAGTTTGTGCAGTAGCACCCCAAGTTGTAGCATCTGGATTAGAGTCCCAATCCCAACGTTTGACACGAATCCATTCTTGTGATGGACCAATTGACTGCCAGTGCATTGTCAAGATGTTTTGAATATCAAGACCAGTTAAAGCATAAGTACTTACCGCTGAGTTATATGTAAATGTAGTCTGACCTACAGAAAAAATAGTTGCGCCAATAGCGCGGATAGTGTCTTGGATAGCACGTTTAACTACAAAGCGTGGAAATGTAGGAGCAATTGTTACCTTAGCACCAGCAATATGGGTTGTAGTTGTAGTACCTAGATAGCCACGACCATAAGGAGAAATAGTTGCTGTACTAGCAACACGGTCAAATGAATCCGCCCAAAGCAATTCATCATCAATCTCAAGTATACCTTTACCTACATTTTCAGTAGAACCAAGGCTAAGAACAATGGGAGTTGCAATAGTAGATGCAGTTGCTGTTACCGCACCAGTAAGGTGTGTAGCACGGTCTTGCTGCAGTGTATAACCAGCAAGGTTAATAAGCACTTCATCTGTTAAAGCGTCAAGCGTTACTGTCATTATAGAGTCCTTAATGCGTCAACCGCAGATTTGCCAGTAGTGCTAGCAAGTTCATTACATACGCCATTTAAATCTTTAAAAGCAGATGGCTGACGAGATGAACTAACTTTATAGTTAAGTGCACCAATTAACCCTTTGCCAGTAGTACCAGCCCAAGCATTAGCAGCACCCTGCTCATCTAGAAATGCAGTACGGGCAGGATAAGTACCGCCATTAGCCAACCTATTTAACTCTGCACATAATGTGCTGCCTGTTGTACCTGGCATTTGCTACCTCTTTCGATGATGTTTTGGTAATATCAAATTAGATGGCTTTTCTACTGCACCAAAAAATGCTTTGTAGTAATGCTCATCAAATGAAAATCTTTTCATGTGTGGAACTGTTGCTCCTGTATGACACCAGACTGGAACATCAGCCTTATCACATACTGCAAAGAAGTAAATATCTTCACCCATGAATGTATTGCCAACCCCTACTTCTGTAAAAAATGGGGCATCTGGCAAAACTTCTTTAATCTTAGTAACTGCATTACGGTGCATAAGGACAAACCCCATACCAGCAGCGCCTACTTGAATAAACTTATTATCAGGTAGCGGATGTATCCGTTGGATACCTACTACGCCATCTGCTTCGCCAAACTCGTATACCGTAGGCATGGGAATCATAAGCGGGTCTTCTGGATTATCAGTAGTAAAGTAAACACCAGTAACAATAGGACGCTCATTTGCGTCCTTGTTATCCCACAATAGTTTAAACTTATCAACGCTAATAACTACATCTGAGTCTACCCATAGTAGCCAGTCTGACTTATTTTCGTTATACCAGTAATTAATTACTTTTTCACGCTGACGGGCAATCTGGTTGCCCTGACTACGTAGTGAGGTTTCAAACTTAATACCTGACTTAAGTAGTACATCTACTACTCCCTGCATAAACTTGCCATCTACATTGCCGTTATCACACCAAGCAATTGATACTGTTTCTTGCATTGTCCCCTACCTTTACTATCTATGTTTTGCAGTTTTCTTTGCAATGCTTTTAGGTTGTTTTACAAACTGCTTACCCTTTGCATTACCAGCGGCTTTTGCTTTATTAGTAGCAGCCTTTTCTGCAGGTGTTAATGCAGCCCATGCTTTCTCAGGCAAATACCGCTTCTTACCTTTTGATGGTTTGCCATCTGAAGTTTTCCACTTTTGTGCAGTCCACTTCTTAAGAGACTCTTGAGATTTAGCAAGTGCCATTACTTGTAACCTCCGCCTGCTTTTTTATATTGAACTGCTAGTAATTGTGCTTTACGGGCTGACCATTCACCAGGGTCTCCGCCCTTTGAGCCAGCCTTAATCTTCTTAAACAAAGCAGCACGCATTGCTGGCTTAGTGTAATTGCCAGCAGCATTAACTGTTGACTTTTTTTTCTTCACCACTTCACCTTGTCTGCCCAGTATGCTGCTGACATTTTGCCTTTGGCAATGTTCTTAGCATGACGCGCTTTAAAAGACTTCTGACGTGCTGTTGGCTTTTTATCACCAGTAACACCCTGCTGACCAAAACGAATAGTTTTGACCTTATCGCCTTCTTTAGCCACAACTACGTGTGACTTCTTTGGATGATTTGGTGTGCGCTTAGGCTTGTTAAAGCCTGACACTCCTGCTCGCTTTAGTCTAGGGTCTGTCATTATTGTGTACCTTTTCCGCCACTCCAACCAGGAATTGCAGTAACATCATACTTATATTTTTCCATTAATTTTAAGAATGCCTTATCTTCTGGAGATAGGTTCTTCATGCGTTGTTCACGTTGCATTGCTTGACGTCGTGCTTCATCAGCACTAGAAGCAACACCAGTTTTTTTCTTAGGAGCAGCCATTTTATTTTTTCTTACCCATCTTCTTCATAGCCTTCTTTACTGGCTTACCAGTTTTCTTAGCCTCGGCTAACGCCATTGCCTTACCTTTTGCTGTGTATGGGAACTCTTTCTTTCCTACCTTTGGCATTACTTCTTTTTGCCCATCTTCTTTGCAGCCTTCTTAACAACTTTCTTCTTTGCCATCTTCATCATCATGGCTTTTTCTTCCATTGACTCAGCCTTCTTGTACATCTTTCCAGCCTTACCAGTCATCTTTTTACCCATCATGTTAGACTCCTATTTCCTTTAGTACTTCGGCGGTTTTTTTATTTATGTCTTTTGTCTTTGGCATTGTGTTTGCATCATAGGCTTTACCTAAAGTTTCTGATGCGTTATACGCTGCTTCAACATCTGATATTCTTGTTCCTGCTGGTTGCATACCTTGGGCACGTGCATCCCTATATGCTTGTAGTTCCGCATTCCATTTTTTATCAGGAATGTCTCTGGCTGCATCTCCAACTCCTAGTTCAAGAGTAGAGATTTTGCAACCAAAACATCCTTCAACATACTCTGGATGTGTTTGCTTTTTATGTAGACTCATATTGCTGTAAAGTTATCCTCTGTTACTCCGATACCACCAGCAATAAGAGCAGCCTTAGTTGCTTCAGAAACAACATGGTTTCTTCCGCCAAGGTAGATTTCTTGATAGTCATCTAACTGGCTATCTAATAAATATCGTGTAGTTGAATATGTCCCACTACTCTTAACAACTGTCAGTCCCTTATCTAATTTGTAGAAATGAAATAGACGATGCCCACCTGCTGGTCCTTCACGGACAGTTGGTGTTTTGAATACGTACTCTGTCATTCGTCCTCCTTAATGGACTTACTGATGAGGCTAGGTTTCCCTAGCCCCACCCGTCAATCAACTAAGCGATTGATGAACCTGATTCGATTCGGTATAGTGCCTCTTCGCGGTAGCGAGCAAAGCCAAGTACGCCGTACCAACCCATTGGGCGATGACGCATTAACTTGTCTACTACTGGTCCGATTACTACGTGTGGCTCTTCGGCAACTGCCTCAGCCATAGCCTGCTGTCCAGCAATGATTGTGCGGTACACCTTTGCAGATGAAGCACCATCAGTTGCTGAGTACAAACGTGGAGACTCTACGAAGTATGCACCTTCGTATGTTCCGATTTCACCAGCCCAGATGCGGTCCTGTGCAGAACCGTACTGATTTGGTAGAAGCCATCCTGCTGAACCTGTTTCTGCACGAAGGTCGTGTGAGACCTCTGGGTGAATACCTGTCCAGTATAGAGAACCCTTGCGGGCGACAGCCTTACCAGCACGCAACTTAGCAACAGCCTTGCGGATGTTTGCTGAAGAAATTGTTGCTGCTGCTGTAACTGTTGCTGTTGAAGTAGCAGTTGAACCTGAGTAGATTACGTTTGTACCACCGCGCAATGTTGTCATTGCTACTGAGTCAATAGAATCTGCAAGGTTAAATGCAATGATGTTAGCAATCGCTGGGTCTACATCAGCAAGGCTGAAGAGTTCCAACGCACGTGTTACAAGTACTGAGTTACCATACTCATTAAGAGTGATGGTTACAGATGTTGGTGTAGACAATGCTACTGCATCTGGGTCAGCATCTTCTGTAAGAGCAGTTGTTGCTACTGAAAGGTCAACGTACTTCTGTAGAACTACAGTTGAACCTGGAATTGCTTGACGTGCAGGACGCTTATCTGCGACAGAACGAATAAGTGGTTCTGAGCGGAGAGCGAACTCTAGAAGGCGGTCATACGCCTTTTGTACTAGACCTGCTGCGCCAACTGTACCTCCAAGAGTAGAGGAACCTGTTGATGTATAGGCATTAGCCATGAGTTGTCACCTCCAAGTGACTAGGAGCGGAAAATTATTGAGAGCGAAGGAATGCAATTAGTTCTTCTTGAGAGTTAAACTCTCCGCCCAAACGTGATTCCAAATCCTCTGCTCTTGATGGAGTCCCCGCATTTTGTGTGATGATGTCTTGCTGACGTAATGTCGCACGGTCTACATCAGTAATGCTTTGTTCCTGTGCATCACGGGTATATCCGAACAAATCTCCGTTATCATCGAGCCAGTTCATAACTGTCTCCTCGTTAACTTCTTCTAAGTCCTTTAGGATAATTCGTGCTGCTTTAGGATTGACTCCCTTTTGTTCTAAGACTTCTTTGACGGTTCGCTCACGCTGCACCTTGGATAAACCCTCAAGTTGCTCAGTAAGTTCCTTGATACGCTTCTCATCTGCACGCTTGGCTTTACGTAACTTTTTTACTAAGTCATCGCCACCAAGTTGCTGGTCGGTATCTAGTTCGTCGTCTTCGTCATCCCAGTAATTGTTGCTCATAGCAACCACCCTTCTATTCGTTGTTAGTCGCAGACCACAGTTCAGTTCGGGGAAACTGGCTGGCTTCTGCTGTCGGTCTTATACACTGCACGGGGCCGATAGGTCCGTGTCAGGAAGTTAGAATGTGTTTCTTGCTGCTGACTTAAGAGATACTTTGCTAGTTCCTGCTGAGCCACTAAGGCGAGCAATTTCTCTCTTGCTAATATCTTCAAGTTCTTTTTTAGCCGTTGCAGATTGACGTAGATAAACATCTTCTGCTTGTTCTTGTGTGTACATTCCCTCTTCATAAGAACGTAATGTAGCCGCACGTGGAAGAACACTAGCAATTTGCGCTGCACCAAGTTGTGCTTGCTCTCTACTAATACCAAGAGCAGCATACTCTTCCATTGATGCTGAGTTAATCTTTAATCCTTGCTGCAAGAATGCTCCACCAATTGAAGCAGCCTGAGCCTTGGTCTCTAGTTTAGGTAGAGTTTCTTGTGGGTTTAAGAAGTAAGCAACAATGTCATTGTCGCCAATCATTGGATACAGTTGTTTAATTGCTTTAAGCGTATTGTTATCTGACTTGGAAAGACCAGTAGCAATATCCATACGGCGCTTTAATTCTGTAGGTGCAATGGTTGCACCAATATACTTAGCAAATGTAGCCTGTTGCTGTTCACGGGTAGAACCCATAAGAGACTTCTGACCATAGGCTGTAAAGATTTCAGCCATTGTATTTTCAAGGTCTAAATAAGTACCTTCATCATAAACATTAAGTCCTGCTGTTCTACGTGCTTCATTACCAGCAAAGCGAGCCTTATACTCTGGTCGTTCACGAAGAATCATTGTTGCTTGAGCAGATGGTGTTCCATTAATAATCATATCTTTAACAGCATCTGCAAGAGAACCTAAACCATACTTATCAAACTCAGCCTTTAATACCGCCCAAGCAGACAGACGTTCAGATTTAATTGCTGCTGCTTCAGAGGCTGCTGCTAAATCTGCAGCATACTTAGTTGCTGCACCACTATCGTTTCCGCTACCATTACCATTATTGTTGTTATTACCATTGCCGTTATTATTACTATTGTTATTATTACCAGCATTATTAGTAGCAGTACTTTTTGTTACATATTTATACTTACGCCAAACACCACCATAGTTAGCCCAGTACATACCTGGACCTGGGTCTTCACTTGGCATAGGGTTATCTGGATTATCTCCAGCCTGTGTTGTTTCACGTGCCTCAGCCTGTTTGGCAGTGCGACCCTTTGCAAAAGCAGTACGTTCTGCTGCAGTCATTTTATTCATGGGCTTTGAAGTATCACCAGCCAAACCTGCTTCATAAGCAAGTTGTACTGGGTCAACTTCAAGTTCAATAGCAGCATCACGTGATGCTTCATATATCTGTTGTTCTGTTATTTGAGATGTATCAGTGCGTGGCCCAAAAACTCTTCTAGGTTGTTCTTGGCCATCGTCAATACGCATTAATTCTGGATTGTATCTAGCCATTACCTACCCTGCAATCCAAAGTCTTGCAAGATACGTAAAGCCGTACTTGTAGACTTTTCTATAGCCTCGTCTGTAAATGCAAAATCTGGATGTTTCATGGCTGCTCTATCAAAATCCCATATTGGACGAAGGTTGCCTTTTTCATCAAACATATTAGTCATTAGCCAGTTATCTTTCATGGTTACATCTGTACGCTGCAACTTTGTATTCATACGATTAACGTATGGTTGATAAATAGCACGTAATGTTAAACCTTGGTTCATAAGTTTTTGAACTTGCTCTGTTTGTCCAATAAGAGCAGACTGTTTAATTTCAGCCTTAATAGCATCAAGACTTTCACCTCGGTCTATACGCTGCATCCAAGTAGAAACCTGTGACTTAGTAAAGTCTTTGTTTAATTCAAAACCATAGTCATTAGCATAATCTTCTAGGTCTGAAACATTTGTAGCAATTGCACCTTTAGGTGTGCCATCGCCTACTTTAATTTTAGCATTAAGATACTTTGAAATGTAAGTAAGGTTTTTGTCATTGGCTGAATCATAAATATCTTTAGCCCATGTATTAAGTTCTGCTTGTGTATAAGAAATACCTTTATTGTTAAGTTGAACTTCAAGGTTGTCTTTTGCATTTTGCAAACCACGGGCATAATCTGTATTGCCAGCAGCAGCCTTAACCTTATTATCATAGTCTGGGTCATTTGGGTCAAGACCTTTAACTAAGTTTTCATATTGACGGCGGAAAAAGTCACGTGCTCTAACGGTATCAGCGTTAGCAATAAACCATTTCTTGCTAGTTAACTCACGCTCAAACTGAGCAGGATTCATGTCGCCTTCAATGGCGCGGATTAAAAACTCTCTTAGTTCATCATCAGTAGAAAAGATTGCATCAATGTAGCCGTACTTTTCTTTTGCCTTTTGAAGAATGTTAGCAAACTCTGGATTAGCATTTTCTGCTGGAGTCATTCCAGAAGCAGTATTAATACCAGCAATTGTGGTTGTATCTGCCATTACTGAACTCCCGTCACTCTTTTAAATATGTCGTAGTATTCAAGTACTCTGTTTGCTTTAGTTTCATCTGTTTTAGAGAGTTGTTCGTATAAGAACTGCTCTGGGTCAAGACCTGTGTTTGTTACTCTAGATACTGGTGCACCTTCTGCATCATAAGTTGTAGTAGAAACATTTGGAGTTTTACGTTGAGCCTTTTGTAGCATAGGAAAGATTGCTTCAAACTGTTCATCTGTAGCATTGATACCTTGTAGTTGTTGGTACATAGCATTAACCGCTTTGCGAGCATCAGTTTCTCCAAAGACAGTTGCATCTCTTAATGTTTTAGATGTATAAGTATCAGATGGTTTTTTCTTTGACAAGAACTCATCTAATGTATCTAAAGTTTTTTTACCTTCAAACTTGTATGCTGTTGTCTGCTCAACTGTATAAGCAGATACTGCTCTATCAAGGGCTACAAGAATATCTTCTGATGTAATATCTTTAGTCTTGCTAAGATAACCAGCACTACGTAGTTTACTTGCTACCTTTGCCTTGTCATTGCCATACTGCTTTAACAACTGCTTAAGGTACATATCACGGACTGCATCTGTGCGTCCATATTGAACGCCTTGGTCTAGAAAATATGGCTTATTTAAATCAGCAATATCTGATGGACCAGGTGCTTGGGTACGAACTGTTTGAGCAGGCTCAGTATAAAGATAAGCCTGATAAGGCGTCTTTTTCTCTGGGTCAGTAACTTGAACTACAGTCTGTCCACCATCAACAGATACATTAGCCCCAGCAAAAAGGTTTTCAACAAAAGTTTCATTAGAAACAGTCTTATCGTTTGCGTTTTTAAGAAGTTCTTTTATTCTATCTTCTGGGTCAAAAGATTTAGTACCAGACTTCCAGGTATCATATAAAACATGATAGTCTTGTGTTTTACCAGCACGAACAACTTCCCATTTTTTTGTATTTTTATTAAATACAAGTTTGCTATCGCCAGCACCTGCACGCAGCCAAACTAAAGTTACTTCTTCTGATGGAGCAGGAATATCAATCTTTGCCATTACACCCTCGCGCTATAAGTATCTCTTGAATAGTATTTCAAGATTGAATTGAATATTGCTTTTGTTGCTTCTTTAATTGCGTAATCCTGGCTACCAAGTTGGCTAAGAAGAGCCTCTACACTTGTGCGTGTATCACGTTTAATCTGAGATGCATTATACAAACCACGTACTTCTTCATCATTAGCAAGGGCAATAAAATCTTCCATTGCCTGAATAGCAACCTTTAACTTCATCTTTGTTCCAGAAGAAACAGCATCAGAGTTATCAACAACTACTTGCTTTAGGCTGCGAAGCATGCGCTCTTCAGTTGCAATTTCATTACCACCACCAGTAATAGCACCTAGCAATAATGGATTAGAAGCAAGTAATTGTTTACGAGCAGTAGTTGCAGAATCAATAATAAACTTACGCTCAGATATACGGGTTTCAGTAGCCAATGACTGCTTTTCCCATGATGCTACATCAAAGTATTTCTGCTTATCTTCAGCAACTAATACATCATCGTAGTACTGTTCTAGTTTCTTATCCTCTAGCAGTCCTGATGCCTGCATCCAGTTATACACACCAGCATTAAAGTCACCAGTATGAGGACCAAAGATGTAAGCAGATTCGCCATAAGTATCAATAAACTTCTTATTAGCCAAAGACCAGTTCTTCATATCTCCAGTTTTAGAGATAAGAACTTTAGTCTGCTTGGTATCACGGGCTACTGTATAAGCAATCTTTCCTGGATACTTACCAGTAAAAATAACAAGTGCCTGCTCGTATGGGTCTTGAACATCATCGCCATACTTCTTATAGACAGCCTCATAAATATCCCAGAACTCATTACGCAATCCTGTGATTCCTACGTCTAGTAGATACGAAGGAACTCCTTGAGATTCCTGAACTGTAGGAGCAACTGGTGAGATAAGTCCTAGAACTGAACGCATTACCATCACATTATGTGCTGAGATACGTATGTTCTTTATGTACTTATACTTCTCTTCATCTGTAGCATTAGGCTCTAGATACTTACCATTAGCAGCATTGTATGCAATTGCTTGCTGTGCTGCTGTTACTTCTTGTCTGGACTTTTCGTTGACGGGTAAGGTTTGGTAAATCTTGAGAAGAGTAGACGGGATAATCGCTCTAGCAATATCAATGTTGTCTCCAATTGGGCCAAGGGCCATGTTGTCAATTTCTTGACCAACCTTTTGAATTGCAGGACTATCTACTGTTCCTAGTATATTACGTATACCAATAGCGCTTAATGCTGCAATAGGACCAGAGAATGTAGGTAGACCCGCTTCTGGTGAAAAGGATGGGTTAGCCAAAGTTAACTTCATAGTAAAGTCATTAAACAAAGGCTGCTTGTACTCACTATCTGTATTACCAGTAAGAGTACGAATAGTAGTATCTGTTGCCTTAAAGATAATATTATCCATAGGCATCATGATGTATGGTGCACCTTCGCTGTCCTCATAGAACATACCGCTAGCATTTAAACCAAGATGCGCTAGGCGCATACGGTAAAGAACCCGTGGTGCTACATCTTTAAGACGGTAGATACGGCGATAAAAGTCCTCTGTTGCACGGTAGAAACGACCAACTGTGCGAACAGATACCGCAAAATTAGAACGGATTCCTGGGTTATCAGCAAACTTTAGTACTGTGTCTGCTGCTTCTTCCATTGCTAATTCTGTAAATCTTTTTTCAGCCAACTCTGTAGCACGGCGTTCTAGTTGCGCTTTTTGCCAAGGCAAACCATAACTATCAGGATTATCGCGTAATGCTTTCTTAACTATGTTATCTGCATACTCTCGTTCAATACCAGAATAGTTCTTACGTAGGTGCAGATAAGATATATTAACAACAGGACTACGTAGAATACCGTTAACTTGACGGTCCATAAGTTCCATCATGTTGTTACCGCTACGCTTCCATGCTGTCTCTACATCCGTAAAGTCTGGAAACTCAACACGTGTATTAATATAACCAGTTGGTTGGAATCCTTTTGTTACATCCGCAAACTCTTCGATGCTAATTTGATTAGCAGCCTTCATCCACTTGTCGTTAATGGCACGGCCTGTTTCATCCTGGATGATTAACAACTTTTCATAGTTTGTCTTAACTGTGTCCATTAGTTCTTTGTTATATAAACGTGGACCACCATGGAAGTTATCGCGTAAATCCATAAGCATGCGCTCAAAGTAAATTTGGGCAATGTCTTCATCACCTAATCCCTTTTGACGCCAGTAAACTGTATCTCCAAAGTATGAAAGAAACTTCTTGAGTGCTGGTTGCGCTTCATCTGCAACCTTCCAGAACTCATTCTCCTTAGTCATACCTAGACGAGTCATCATTCCATCTACTGCACGGACTAAATCATCTGGAGTCTCAAGTCCATTGTTTGCAAAAAATGCAACTGCAGGAGATACCCTGTATTGCCCTGGTAGTTTTAACTTACCGTGTTGGCGTGGAGTAGCAAAGCGGATAAACCAGTTATCATAGTGAGCAAGGGTAACAAAATCATCACCAGCAGCACGTAGTTTGTCTACTTCAATCTCTTGATACTTACCAAACTTAAATCGTTTGCCAGTTGCTTCTTTACCAATTGTATTAAGGGCTTCAGTTAACTTACTAATGTTTAACTGCTCAGCAATAATCTCTTGGTCTAGTTTTCCACCAAGGGTTGTGCGAGCAGCAATAGACTGTGCCATTGAGTTGAGCAAATCTGGGTGATAGACCATAGCCTGTGTCCAGTAATCACGCTCAGCAGGGTCTAAATTGCGAATAAATACATTTGCTCTTTCAGCAATCTCTTGATTAATCTTAAGATGGCTGACTTCGGCAATAGAAACTTTTTCACGCTTAGCAATTGCTTCAATAATTTCATTACGTGCTTCAATTCCAAGCAAGTCTGCTGGGTTTCTTTTAAAACTTTTTCTTAAAAGTTCTGCAATAGGGCCTTGAGATGCATTAGATGCTGTGTATGCCATACCAGACTTGTTTAACTTACGTCCAACACCCTTAGTAAAGTCAAGTAAATCTCTTGCTGGGGCTGTTAATGCATACATAAAACCTTCATCAATGGCTGAACGTACACCTAAACGTGGGAACAAAGTAAAAATAGACCAAAAGTCTACAAAATCCTTAGCAAGTTTGCTGTTAGGAGTACCCATTGCAGCAACTAGTAGGTTTTTCTTTGAACGAATTGTATTAGCCTCAAGTGCAATCTGCTCATAAGGTAGCGGAGCAATGGCTCCTGCTAACTGAGATGGCTGAATTGCAGAAGAACCTGCAAGTAGTGGCGTTTCATTCTCATACTTAACAGCATTCTTGCTCATTACCTTTGAAAAAGGTGCATCAATCTCAGTCTTAACTGTAGTTGTAAAACCAGCACGTTCATTAAGAGTTCTTTTAAGAATATCATGCATTAACTTTTCGCCGTTAGGGTCTCCAGCCAAACCTGCACGCTGCATAACTGCTGCGTATAGATTACGAACAATAACTACTTGCTCATCTTCAGAGGAACGCAAAAACTTTTGAGCAATAAAATCAGCCATGTCACGATTAACAACCTGTCGTGCAACAAGTCTTACTGTGTCAATTGTCTTGACTGCTTCTTCACCAATAAGAATCTGCTGACCTGCTGGGTTTCGTGCTGCAAGACGACCAGCCTTAAGCGCAATGCGCTTGAGACCCTTGATGTCATCTTCAATTTTTACAAGGTCTGTAATGTTTGGGTTAAAAGCCTTGTCTGAGTTTTCACCAGACTTTAATAAAATATCAAAAGCCTCTTCGCCTTTAGCGTTAAACTCATCAATGTTTTGCTTAGATACTGTTTTGTTAAAAACAGAATCAAGCATGTTATTAAATCCATCACTCAAACGGCGATTAGTACGAGCAACGGCTATACCATTACGGCGATAGGTAATACCATCTACACGACCAGATAAAAGCAAATAAGTATTTTCTGCATCACTAAAAACCTTTTCGGCTTCATCTGCATTAAAGACTTTGTTTCTTTCCAAGAAAGCAATTGCTTCATCATTGTTGTAGCCAGGAGTTAACTTACCAATTGCACGGCGAATCTTTGCACGCTCTGCAACCGTCTCTGCCTTAGACAACTTCTCAATGGCTGGACCAAGTTGGTCATTCCAAAGAGTCTGCACTCCCTTATCTTTAAAAGCACGGGATACTCCATAGCCAACATTTCCTGACTGAGCAGCATCAGTAACCATCTGCGCTAACTGAGAACCTTTTCTAGCAGCACCAGATGCACCACCAGTAATCCAAGTAAATGGGTCAATTACAATCTGGTATGCAAAATCAATAACGCCAGAGATGTTCTTAGTTGTTCCGTCAATGTAGTCACCAGCAAGCGCACCATTTTTTGGTGGCTTGGTATCTAGCATACGTGCAACGTCACGACCTAAAGAAACCTGTGCGTACTTGGTTGCATCTAAAACTTGCTTAAACTCTTCTGGTTCATTAAATGCAACCTCAAAGGCTTTAGCAATCTCAGGAGTAAGTTCTCCATATGCTTCTAGGATTTCTCCTGGACGCTTACCTGCTAGCAATCCTTTTGCAATATATACATTTGCTTTACCAAAACGGTCTGTTGCTTCTTTTAAAGCACCGTTATCGTAGACATCTGTACCGTTCCAAGCATCAGACCAAACGTTAGCACTAAAGATATTCTCGCCCTGTGCTACTTGACGGCCCACCAAGTATGGCGTATTGATAGCACGGTTGTAAGCACCAGCAACTTTAAAGACTGCAATCAAAGGACTAGCAACAGTTTTGCCAGCAAACTTTAATGCACCAACAGCACGGTCACCAAAATCTGGTGGTGCTTGCATGTAGTCAGCATCTTTATAAAAAAACTTTAATCCCTCTTGTGCATCAGGGTCAAGACTCTCAAATACCTTGCGAGCATCTGCTGAGTTCATACGAGTAAGTTCTTTATTCTTCTTAACAGCCCAACTCATTTGCTCAAGTTGGTTCTGTTCTTCAGGTAAAAGATTTGCTCGTTGTGCCGCTGAGTAAAGGTTCGGAGACATTTCTGCGACTATGGGTTTTAAAACGCGCATTAAGTATCCTAACTAGTGAAGAAGTTCATTAAGATTAATTCTGCTTCTCCAGAATCATCAAAGAGATTTACTTTCTTAAGAGTGTCCATTGGGTTTGGCTTTGGCTTTGGCATACCAGCAAGAAGTTCTGAACCGCCTCCAGGACCACGGTCAATGCCAGCAGTTCCTGGCTCATCTGGATACTGTGTTGGTGTATCTAAAGATACTGGTTGTGCTGGAAGTGCATCATAAGGAGTACCAGCCATAGGTGCTGCTGTTTGATTACTGTATGTTTGTTCGCCTTCTCCGTATGGTAAACCAGGAATGTATGTAGCAGCCTGTGTAGGAGAGCCATCAGTACGACTAGAAAGAGCACCAGGAAGTGAAACTGGTGTTGGATTAGAAGGCTTCTTGTAACCGCCACGTCCGCCAGATTCTGTTATCATTCATCATCCTCTTCTTTGTCATCAATAATTTCAGCCTTAGTGCCTAACACTTCGCTGTTATATTCTTGAGCCATCTTCATCATGCCATAGGCATTCCATGGTGTCATGGCTTCACTAACTTCTGTGTGTAAATAGCGGGACCCTTCGTAGTCTGCCCATTCGGTTATTAACAACCAATTGACGCAGATGTAATCAGTCCCCTTCTCATCCTCTTCTATAAGGATTCTTAGTGCTTCTTCAATTTTGTCTCTAAATGTTTTACTCATTTTGCATGTTGTACTTTCACTATGACTGGTTCAGCCGTGTGAATATCCCAACGTGAAGCGATGTTAATCGCCATTCTAATATCTAACTCTGCCACCTTTGGCGTAGTTTGTTTTCTACTTGCAGCAAAAGCCTCAATGGCACCAAGAGCAATATCAGCACCAGACCCAGCACAGTAAATACCACGCATATCCCTATCCCAAGAATAATCTTCAAAGATAGGATAAATAACTCCACGAACGACAACAAGAAATTGCGAATCATGTGCTGCTGCATCCCCGTCTTCTTTCATATCATAACCAGAATCTATAAACAATTTACGCATTTCTGGTATAAATGTCTGAGTCATGAATACATCTAAATCATCTGTTACACGTGGCTTAGGTGCTTTCCACCCAAACTGTAAAATGTTAGAGCCACGGCTTGCCCCTGAACCTGCAATTAAAACTCCGTTGTTTTCAATAATCTTATGTGTTGCAAGTTCCATACAACGACCATCATCACCAGATGAACGGGAATCACAACCTACTGCTGCCCAACCATTACCTTGAATTGCTACTAATGTTGTCATTGTCCCCTCCTTAGATTATTGTCGCGTTACAGTTCTTGCTCCACCACTTGCTCTACCGCTGGCACTAAGGCTAGAGAATAAAGATTGAAGTGACGCTGGTGCTTCAGGAGCGCCTGCTGCTGGCGCGGCGGGAGCAGGGGACGGTTGCTCAACCATAGGTGCACCAGCAGCAGGTAATTCTTCTGGAGCGAATACATCGTTAATAGAGTCTTCAATAGACTTACCAGATTGGCGAAGTCGAATGACATCAGCAATCTGCTTAACGATAGTAGTTGGGTCCCCGCCTGAAGCAATTAACTGTGGAATTGCTTGTGCACTTGCCTGTAATGAAGAGACTAATGCGTTACGCATTTCTTCTACTTCAATCTTTTCTTGTTCCTGAGTTACGTTAATTCCAAATGGAAGTTCACGTTGTGCTAAATCCTTAGAAATTAATTTACCGCCAAGGGCCTGTAACATAAAGATAAGTCCCTGCGCTGGGTTAAGACCAGCCAGCATTCCATAACGGACATCTGCTGAGTAGTCACCCTTGATATTCTTTGATGGTAAATAGTCAACGGCGTATGGTGCTCCCGCATCTACGCCACGAATTGTCTTTTCAAAGTTGTAAAACTTTTCATCAACCTCAAAGCAAAGAGAAATAACATTCTTAAGAGCAGAGGCAAAGATAGCCTGTGCTGATTTAACTTGTGTATCAAAACCACCCATGAGTGCCTGAACACCCTGTCCCGTAATAATTGATGCATCAAGATTTCCAGTACGAGATTCTGGGTAACGTGTACCCATACGTAGTTCTTGTTGAAGAACCTGTTGTTCTGTAAATGCACCTGCTGGAATTGGAAGTTCGACACGTCGTACTCCTGCTGGTGAGTTAGTGCGGATAACCGCATCTCCACCAAACTCAAACTCCTGTACATCGCCTGGAACTACGATTGGTGATTGAACTGACTTCTCTGCTGCTTCCATTGCAAGTAATGCAAAACGATTGCGAAGCAACTGAATACCAAGAACATCATCAAACTGTCCACGCATTTCGCCGTCTACAGAGGGACGGCGTGCTACTACTACCATCATCTTGCCAATAGGATTTTTAGCCTGTGACAAAATTAAGTTATTACGTGAAGGAACAAAAATTACTGATTGGTCCTTATCGTAGTAACGAATAATATCCATCTGTGTATTAAGGTTCTGGTCGTAACCATCACGTCCTAACAGTTGGTATTCAAACTCAGGGAACTGGCTAACCAATTCTCCAAGTGATAGTGAGTAGCGTTTAGCAAAAGCAATACAACGTCCATAGCGGTCAAACTCTGGGTAAGCCCCGATAGGACTTTCTATGCGAATACGTGGTATGCCTGCTTCATCGTCCAATTCAATTATGAAAGGAACGAATCCAAATGTGATGTACCAGTCTGCGCCTGTATACATCTGTACTTGTAATTCTGAATGGAAAAAATAATTGCTAGCAATACGTGTGCGTGTATCTGCAAATCTGCGAGCATTATCTTTTGCAGCATTAACAGCAGAGCAGTTAACTGCTGGCAATGGTGCCATTACCTCTGATAAGTCACGGGCAACAATGTCAATAAAGTTAGCAACTACATTTGCATCTACACCTTCAGGAAAGAACTCTGGATAAACTTCAGAAATGTTTCCTTTGCGAACGGATAGCACGTCTTGCTGACGACTATCACGCTCTGAAGAGCGGTGCTTTAGGGACTCAACCCGTGCAGCAACCTGTTCTATAGATAATGCCATTGGTTTCCTAACGGTTAATTAAAAATTATTTAAACTTTTTTAAGTGTTCTTTATATTGTTTTGCGGCTAATTTTTCTTGGTCAATACGAATCTCATGTCTCATAGTATCTTTTTGAGATTTTGTAGGACCCATTTGTTTGTAAACTTTGTTAATGCTTTTAGCACCAGCACCTGTAATGCCACCTACTGCTCGTTGTGCTATTTTTTTTGCTGCAATTCTTGCCGCTGCTGCCGCTGCTGCGGCTGCTATTAATGGTACTGGCATTTTATATTCCTATCCGTAGTTCTCAGCCCATTGCTCTGCAAAGGCTTCGTCTAAATTAACTGATACACGTCTATTCATCTGGGCTCTTGTAGTCCAGCGGTTTTCGGTGTATCGCTTCATGTATGAGGTTTGTTGCATAAACTCTCTAGCGCGAATAACCGCAAACCATAGCGCCATAACACAGTCGGTCTTGCCACGGGTATTTGCTTTCCATGTAATCAACTGCTGCACTAATGCTTTCATGCCCTCTGAACCATCAGTAGATGCAATTTCAATAGTGTTATTGCCTTGGAACTTATTATCTCGCATGGTTCCAAACAGTGTTGACATAGATGCAACACCAAAGTTTGTATCCCACTTGTTTTTATTTGTGTGGTGCGCTTCTAGGCGTACTCCATAGGAGGATAGCCATTGACGCAAATCATCATCTAGAGAGTAGGCTTTCTGGTGAGCGTTAATCTCAACACGAAACTCTTGTGGTTTATACTTTAAAACCAACTCTTCGATTGTGTTACGAATCTTTTGCGGAGTAGGGTCTCCCATATTAATGCAGTCTAAAACGTATATTTTAGAATCTGACCTGTTATAAGTAACAGCAACAAATGCTGCATTACCTGCCATAGCAGGGTCAAAACCAATGATGGTGTATCCCTCAACCTGAGTCGGATGTCCCACCGCGCCTGGTTTCAAGATACCACGCTTACGTGTTCCTTTGATACAGGCTTGAACCAGGGCGGGTGGGAAGATAGAATCTTCTGCGACATCCTCCTGCTGGTAAACCAAAGCCCATGTAGTGGGAGTTACTTCTCCGCGTCTTTTGGCAAGGGCTTGTCCATCCCACTTGGGAAAGAGTCCTTGCTCGTCTGGGGTTTCGTCATCCCCGTCCCACGGTAGGTCTGACTTCGGCCAAAGAGTAACCCAGTCATCTGGCTTTTCACTATACTCCAAAACAGCAGGCATGCCCATGTACGTAAAAGGACACTTACCGCCTGACCAATACTTTGGGTCACGTAACTCTTTATAGAAATCTTGCGTGGCAATTCTCGTCCCAACAATTAATAACTTACCGTTCTTACCCAAACGGGTAATAACTTCTTTTTGTAGCCAGTCAATCTGCTTATCGAACTCATGGGCGTTAGCCGTAGTAATACAGTCGTCAAGGATAATCAGGTCAGCACGTGCACCGTAAATCTGACCACCCATACCCAATGCCTGAAGGGTAGGGTCCTTTTCGCTTGAGTTTCTCGCATCGCCCCCAAGGTAAACGGTATCAACTCGCCAAGTATCTGAGTCTTCTTTCCAGCCCCCTTCAGGACCAAAAGTTGTTTGCAACTTTGTCCAGCGCGGGTGGGATAGTCTTTGCTTGATTGCGTACACGAACTCGCGTGCTTTGTTCAACGTCTTACTAACCACAATGATGCGGATGTTAGGGTTGAGGGCGATACGATAAGTTGAGTAGTTGACGGTAATGACCGTACTTTTGGCGTGCTCTGGTGGCACGTTAATCAGGAGGCGGGTTTTATCCCCAGGCTCGTAAATCATATTATCATGGAGCCAAGAAGGGGGTCTATCCTCTAGCAAGTCCACCCAGTCCATATGGTGTGGAAACACCCTCTGGTCAAGGAACATCTCGCTAAACTGAGGAAAGGTGATTTCCTCCTTTGCGATGCCCAACGCCTTGATTGAGTTGGACTTTGCATCCTGCAAAGCCTGCTCTAAATCGGCGGCAAACTCTTTATCCCTAAGCATCCAGATTCGGATGGTATCTGGCTTTTTGCCCAGATTCTCCATCGCCTTTTTAGGCGACATACCCTCTGCTACAAGGGCTAAAACTTTACGTTTTGCCTCTGCCAGCGCGGTACTTTGAGGGTTATTAGACCCCTTTTGAAAAGTCACAGAATGGTCCCATCTACAATAGTTACAGTCAGTTGTAACAGACAGTAGATACAGTCTGTAACGCAAGTCTTTAAGAGACTTGCTACTGTAATAATAAATACTCTCTATATAGTATTAACCCGTTCAAACAGCCATTCCGAACGGTTTATTTTAAAATATTTTTTATTTGCCAAAAACTGTTAAGTAATGCCTGTATCAGGGGCACTGTTGTACGGAAATATTTTTATGGCAGATACTACTACAGGTTAGAAAGACTATTAAACACTCTGGGGTCTTACAGACCCACAGACTGTTTAATGCTGCCGCTCTACTGTCCTGTACAGTGGGTCCTGTTACGGCTAGCAGTCTGCGGGCTTGACCAGATGTCTGCGCCCCAGTCAGATAACTATTTGTTTCATACTAAATAAAAATAGTTTCAGCCTTGGCAATGGCAACCCCTCACCTGCCCGTTCCGTCAGCCGACTGCAGTGCGTCAGCATTCCATGCAGCCACACTTGGCAGTGCTGTACTCACTCCAGAATGCCTGACCTGAACAGAATCCTCTCTCTCAGGACTACGCGCCTTGTATCATGTTTGTCAAGTCCTATTGCATTCGTTATCCCGCACCTCCCGCCTATTCGGCGGAAGGGGGCTAACTCATAAGCGCAACAGGACTACTCGTTGCGGAATCCCCGCAACGCCGTGTCTGGAGCGCCCATGAATGTGCGCCTGCTCGCAGGCTCGCAGTCCAGCCACGCCCCGCGTCTAGCGCAAGAATGCGCTATCCGATGACTGCCATGATTCAAAGTGGCGTAATCCTGAACCGAGAGGTTATCGCGTGTATCAGGTTAAAGAAAGGAAAGTACAATGTCTGATGAACTGACTGTCTCCAACCCATGCTACCAGTGCATGATTCAGATGGAACTATGCGTAGACTGCCAAGACCTACGAGATTCACGGGCGACCAACATCGCCCATGACCTAGTAGACGAAAACAGTGACCAATACGACCGTCCCATGCATAGGGTTGACAGCCCATCTGGCCACGACTGGGTAGGTGCTGTAACCATTGACAACGACGAAAAGGAACGAAACGAGTTTATGGAACCTGTCACCAACCTATCCGACAGGTTCTTTGAACTGGTTGTGGACTTAGGTCCACATGAGACCGTGTGCCAAGACTGCCACATGGTATGCAATAAGCACGCTGTATGTCCAAGTTGTAACTAACAATCCAAAGCAGACCTGCTCTGAACAAGTGCAGGAGCAGGTCTGCACAACAACACTACCAACAGAAAAGGAAACAAAATGAACACAGTCACATTCAAGAACAGCGTTATCAAGAATGTTGTTGACCGCAATGGTTTCTACACAGCAACCATCAACGACTACGAACAACTACCAACAGGGCGCCAAATTTGCTCTGACTCTACACGTGTAGTTATCTTCGATGAGAATGTAATTACACAACTACGAGAACTTAACTGGCTCGCAGATTCAACTGCATACATCAACGCAGAAGGCATCGGTAACACACGCTGGGACCGCCGTCCAAACATTGATAACAAAGACCGTAAGCCAGGCCTTAAGCAGGTAGTACTTACATCCGTATCACAAGCATAAAGACTCAGGCAGGTGGGGGCTTCGGCTCTCACCTGCCTTTTCTTTTTATCGTGGAGGGCCATGTACCTACTACGGAATACCGCGAGTCCATCTAATCAGAAAGGTAACAAAATGTTATTAGAAGCAGGAGATATACTGGCATTGATTATTGCAATGTCTACAAGTATCATACTTATTACACTAGCAATCAGACAGAATGCTATATTGCATCGAGACAATATGAATCTGCGCCGTGCTTTAAGAATAGAAAAGCAGGGGCGGAACTTCTACTATGACCCAGACATAGCAAAGGAAGACCTATGGACAACCAAGTAAAGTATCAAACATTTGATTGCTACCAATGTGGGATAGCAATAGTAGTAGATATAAATAAAGCACACGCTAGGAACTATTGCCAAGCGTGTGCTTGGTCTAAGTTAGGAGCAACAGATGTCATACACAGTTCATGAAATAGCGGACTTGAACGAGTCCATTGACAAAGCAATACTCAGTCTCAAAGCAGCCAACAATATCTTGGAAGAGATGATGGCAACAGGACGCATCTATGTGGAAGAAGAATGAATCCAACCTATAGAACAGTGCGTAAAAGATTACGACAAGTAAGACAAGCCAAAGGTTTAACATTAAGTGAAGCATCTAAAATTGCACAGATAACCGCAGTAACATTAGGAAGTTGGGAAAGAGGAGATAGAAAACCTACCCTTGAAAACCTAATACTTCTATGCAATAGGTACGATATATCTATTGAATCATTAGTAAAAGAAAAAGAGCCAACACAATTACTTATGAGAATGCATCATAAAAGATTAATGGAATACAAAGAAAGATACGACAATGAGTAAAGAACTACAGGAAGCATTAGACAAAGCAGCCCTAGCAGTACAGCCCATACTAAATGAGATGCTAAAGGAGATAGAAGAAGATGACCTATGAACCACCACTTGAAGATGATATAGCACTAGACAAAGACACAGAAGAAGAGGATGATGGTTACCAAGAACCAGACAGGATGTGGGGAGATGAATGACATTACATTCCTCCCTCTCACACCATTACAGTCATGGCTCTTCCTCATTACAGTTTTCTATATCCTCTACAGATGGGTTACTAAATGAAGAAACTATTCGCACTGCTTACAGCATGGTATGTAGCATTCTTGTCAATGCTACCGTGGCACATGCCACTAGCACAGGCACATACAGAACCAAAACCTACGGAGATGAGCGAGTTCCATTGGACTCCTCGCGCTCTGAAATTATATGCAAGACAGTTCATGAAGTTGGCATACCCCGAATGGAACTTATCGGAACATCGAGCACTCATGAAACTATGGGGTAAAGAATCAGCATGGAATCCAGCAGCAGATAACCCAAACAGTTCTGCATTTGGTATTCCACAGTTGCTTAACCTCGACCCATCAACGCCAGCCCCGCTTCAGATTGAGCGGGGGCTGGCTTATATCCAGCACCGCTACGAGAAACCATCAGTTGCTTGGTCGCATTGGCGTACCAATGGCTGGTACTAACAACAAACTAAGGAGAAAGAAATGACAGTAACACTAGAAGAAATCGAAAACTACTACAACATCCTATTGGGTGAGAATGATAAAGAAGAACAACTACTAACACAACGCAAGCGTTTAACTGACGCTATCTATACACAGGTTGATTCAGGCACAGCACCAGATAATGACCATATTGCAGAGATTGCAGCAGCATTACAGAAAGACATTCAGTTGCGTGACTTTGTATTAGGTCTGCCATCTGAGCGCAAGATTGAAGATGTTAATGGATACCTTGCATACTTTATGGACTCAGTTCCTACTAAGTTCATTGCACCTATTGCAAGTGTGTTGGCTGCAAATCTATACGCACTAGAAGAAGTAGATTCTGCTAAAGAACTTCTTAGTACTGCGCTAGTTCATAATCCTAGTTACTCACTAGCAAATCTACTTAACCGTGTCTTTACTTCAGGCTGGCCATCAGGTGCGTTTGTTGCTATGACACACGAACTACATCCAAGAGTTAAAGAAGGAATGGGTATCTAATCATGGGATTAGATATGTATCTCTATGCCCGTAAAGGTATCTCATCCCGTGATTGGAAAGTAAATCCAGATGGAACTGGAGTTAGTTTTCCAAATGCAGATTACAAAATCCTAACCAGCCTTATGGGTGCTAACGATTGGGCTTATGACCCAAACGAACTAGCCTTTGCTCAGGTATCTATTCAAGTTGGTTATTGGCGTAAAGTTAATGCTATCCATTCTTGGTTTATTGAGAACTTAGCAGATGGAGAAGATAACTGCCAGCCTATTTATGTACCTCGTAATTCTTTAATTGATTTAAAGATTGCATGTGAAGAAGTGTTAGCAGACCATACTAAAGCAGAAGAACTACTGCCAACAGGTGGTGGCTTCTTCTTTGGAAGCACAGAGTATGACGAATGGTATTTCCATGGCGTAAAAAAAACCGTGGAGATAGTAAGCAAACTAATTGAAGATGTACCTGAAGGATGGGCCTTCGAGTATCAGGCTTCATGGTAAAGAAAGGGACACATGACTACAGCAAATGTAGCGAAGAACCGCTCAGCCTGGCAAAAGGCTGGCGTAGCAGTAGAAGCAAGTAGTGCAGCACAGGTAGCAGAACAAGCAGGACTTAATTGGACTGTTGGTTTATCTGATATGCATACATCTGACTTCTTGCATGTACCGAACAAGCAAGCAGTCGTAAAAAAAGCAAATGGAAATGAGTCAGTCATTGGCGTAGTAGGTAGCAAATACAAAGTCTTCCAAAACCAAGAAGTCTTTGGCTGCCTTGACGGCTTAATTGATTCAGGTGATGCTCGCTATGCAGCAGCAGGTGAGTATGATGGTGGCGCAAAAGTATGGATGCTTATGTCACTACCAAAAGAAATGGAAATCAAGGGCGACCCACACGCAGCCTTCTTACTAGCCAAGACTAGTCATGATGGTTCATCATCAGTGGTCATCCGTCCTATCATCGAACGATTGTGGTGTGCCAACCAAATCAATCGTATCTATCGTGCCAAGAACAAAGCGCACACATACACACTGCGTCATACACAAAACTCAGTGTTATCAGTATCCGATATGCGAAACATCCTTGACTTGACTTACACAAGTATTGATGCGTATAGTAATCTTGCTAACCATCTATTACAGCGTGAGGCAGACATCAACAAAGCAACTGAGTACTTCAAGAAAGTGTGGGCTCTACCATCTAAAATTGAGAACGCACCTCTACACCTACTCAGCAAGGGTGAAAAGAATGCCAAGTCCCGTGCCCTCAATGCACGGCAGAAAGCATTTGCTATCTATTCAGATAGCCCAACACAAGAGAACATCCGTCATACAGAGTTTGGTTTATGGCAAGCAGTAGTTGAATATGCTGACCACTACTCTCAGAAAGATGCTAGTATTGCTACCCTTGCAGGGCGCAATGATGGCATTAAACTACGAGCACTAGAACTAGTCGGAATCTAAGGAGCAACATGTACTTAAACCCAATTACAGTAGATGGCACAACCTATAACTTCACTGAAGAATCATTGAAGGAACTAATCAAGACAGACATTGCAACTAAGCGTAGGCTAGATGCAGTATCTACTGAAGCACAAGAAGCATATAGAAAACTAATGAAGGTACGTACTGAAGTACATGCCTACTTTACAGAAGCATTTGATGGTTCTGTTGATGAGGATGAAACAACTGTTACACGCGATGAGGTTAACGCATTGCTTGAATCAATTGGTTCAGACATGCTTACTACAACTTGGTGTGCAACTGTAGAGATTACAGTTAACATTACTGGTATCAAGGCTACCTCTAAAGAGGAAGCCGAAGATATTATTAATGACAATATCGAAGTCAGCGGCTACGACTTAGACATTGACAGCCACGATGTAAGTATAAGCGAAATCGAACGGGAATAACCACCATCAATCATGCGCTATCTAACACATAGGCGTTTGTTCATTTCTACTATGTGTTAGACTTGGGGATGGGTGGTCCCGCCATCTGCGAACACGGGACACTAATAACAAGGAGATGTATGCCAGTAGAAATTGAAAGAGATAGATACGGAAGACCGTTAGTCGTTCCCCCTAAAGGTGGCAAAGCAATTGCATATACGCGTGCTACCACAATAGCCAACAGTCTTGATGATGCATCAGCATTAACAGCATGGAAGATGCGTATGGCAGCAATAGGTTTAACAAGTAGACCAGACCTATTACTAGCCATTGGTGTAGCAGCAGATGATAACAAGTTGGTTAATGCATATATCGAAGAAGCAATGGATGCAGCAGGTGCTAGTAAAGCAGCAACAATTGGTACAGCAATCCATGCGTTAACAGAAAAACTAGACTTAGGTTTAGAGTTAGGTGCAGTACCAGAACAATGGATGCCAGACATTCTTGCATACCAAAAAGCAACTAGCATACTTACTAAACTTTACATCGAACAATTTACAGTACTAGACAAGTTTAAAATTGCTGGTACACCAGATAGAGTTGTTGAATATAAAGGCGAAAGGTTTATTGCAGACCTAAAGACAGGTCGCATTGACCATCCAAATAATATTGCTATGCAATTAGCAATCTACGCCAACGGCTCGCCGTACATGATAGATACGGCGACCCGTGGCACATGGGGCGACATCAATAAAGAAAAAGCAATCATCATTCATGCCCCAGCAGGGACAGGAACTTGCAAGTTAGTATGGATTGACATCCAAGAAGGATGGAAAGGTGTACAATTTGCAATGAAAGTAAGAAAGTGGCGAGACCAAAAGGGTTTGGCTACTCCATTTGAGCAAGGAGAAGATAGTGCCTAGTACAGAAGCACCAATCAGTATCACAGTTAAGACACCAGCAGGTAGTCTTGTTACAGTCCGTGCAGAAAGCGGAGAAGAACTAGACAATGTAGTTGCACATTCAATCGCAGCGATTGCATCAGCAGCAACAGAACTAGAAGCAGCAGTGCGTGGTGCATCAACACCAGCAGCACCAGTTATGTCTGCACAAGTAGTTGCCGCAGCATTAGGTGGCAACATCATTGAAACAGGAACAACAATTCCTGCCCAAGAATATACACAGCCAGCACCAACACCTACAATTGGTGGCCGTTCATGTCCACATGGAAAGATGACAGCGATTCAAGGTATGGGTAAAGATGGCAGACCATATAAAGGTTGGTTCTGCCCAGCACCAAAGGGTGCATTTGACAAGTGTAAGAACCAGTATGTTACTAACACTTCACCAGAATGGAACACATTCGTTCCAGAACAGATTAAGTGAAAACACTTAGACGCTCTATAAATAAAGCAGAGGTAGGCGGGGAACCATTACCGCCTGCCTTTGCTGCATTTGAGAGAGCAGGAATTATTCTGCGTAGAGCAGAAGTAACTGTTATTGCAGGCACTCCAGGTGCAGGTAAGTCATCAGTTGCATTGGCTATTGCTGCTAAAACAAAACATCCTACACTTTACTTTTCAGCAGATACCAATGCACACACAATGGCTATGCGCTTGATTGCTATGACTGGCAAGATGACACAGGCAGCAGCAGAACAACTACTAAAACGCGACCCTGCTAGGTCGCATGAAATACTACAACTCAACAACCATTTGTTCTGGTCCTTTGAATCTAGCCCTACACTCAAAGATTTAGATGATGAAGTCTCAGCCTTTGAAACAGTATGGGGTAAGTCGCCAACCCTTATAGTTGTAGACAACCTAATGGATGTAGCAATGGATGGGTACGATGAGTTTGGTGCAATGCGTGCCGTTATGAAAGAACTCAAGTATCTAGCCAGAGATACCAACGCAGCAGTGTTAGTACTACACCATACAAAAGAAGGATTTGATGGCTATCCTTGCCAGCCACGCAGCGCAGTGCAGGGCATGGTCAATCAGATTCCAGCAATGGTTTTAACTATTGGTCAGATGAAACAAGGTGACGACACATACCTATGTGTAGCACCAGTCAAGAACAGATACGGTAGAGCAGACCAGACAGGCAGCAATTATGTTAGCCTATCTTTTAGTCCAGACTCTATGTATCTAGAGGATGTACCAGTCAGGTACCAACAGGAAGAGGTAATGTAATGCCTAAGTATGAAATCATTTATGAGAAAAATAAAACAAAAGTTATCCGTGCATCTAACATTGATATTGCACGTGAGCGTGCAGAAAAAGGCGAAGGCAACGGTTGGGTAATAGCAATCATTACGGAGCAACCTAAAGAATGAGTACACCAGCCAAGCGTAAAGGCAGCAAAGCCGAAGCAGATGCAGTTAAATGGCTGAAGGTTAATGGTTTTCCTTATGCAGACCGCAGAATAGCAGGAGCACAGTTAGACAAAGGCGATATTAGTGGCGTCAATGGAGTAACAATTGAGGTTAAAAACCACGTCCGCATGGACTTGAGCGCTTGGATTAAAGAACTAGAAATAGAAATGAAGAACGATAATGCATGGACAGGAACAGTCTTGCATAAGCGGAAAGGAAAGTCAGATGTTGGAGAATGGTATTGCAGTATGCCTGCCAGCGTGTGGCTCGCTCTTATTAGGAGGGTCTTGGGTGAAACATAGTATCGCAGACTATCTACGCTATATAGGCGCAGCCGTTCCTGCTGAGGGACACGGCTGGCGCAAAATTAAATGCCCATTCCACAATGACAGCCATGCATCAGCAGGTATTAACTTTGAAGAAGAAAGATTTAAATGTCATGGTTGTGGCGTCAGTGGAGATGTATACGATTTAATTATCTATAAGGAAGGAGGCACATATCGTGAGGCTATCAAGTTCGCACAGACAATTTCTCTTGCAGGCAACGCACCAGTACGCCAGTCAGATTCATCTAGCAACAGAGTACCTAGCAACACGCAATCTATCGGTAGAAGAGGCGCAACGCTTTCATCTTGGAGTGGTAAAGGACGCTCTTCCAGGTCATGAACCATACCTTGGAAGATTAGCAATACCTTACATCACACCATCAGGTGTAGTTGATATTAGATTCAGAGCGTTGGGTAATGTAGACCCAAAGTATATGGGTATGCCAGGTGCTAAGACCAGTATGTTCAATGCACAGGCAGTACTAACAGCATCAGACTATATCTGTGTGACTGAGGGCGAGATAGATTGCATAACAGTATCTGTTAAAACACCACATCCAGCAGTAGGTATTCCAGGTGCAAACAACTGGAAGCCATTCTATTCCAAGATATTAGATGATTTTGATACAGTAATTGTATTAGCAGATGGTGATTCAGCAGGTATGGATTTTGGCAAGAAAGTTAGCCGAGAGTTAGGTAATGTTAATATAGTTCAGATGCCAGAAGGGCATGACGTAAACAGTATAGTAATGCTACAAGGAGCGGAGTTTATTAATGAACGAATCCGAAAATGCCTTTCTGAATAATGGCAATGAAGTATGGGATTTTATTAAAGATAATCCTAGACACATAGGTATACCAATCTCTAAACGCCAGGGATTAGACATCCTTAATGCACTACGGGATGTATGGGTTATGAATCAAGTAGACCAACAAAAAGCAAATACAATGTTGACTATGCTGGCAGCAGTTCTTATTTCAGCAGAAGCAGGACACGGAGAAAAGATAGTAGAAGAAGTGTTAGTGCAAGAAGCAATGATAGATTTTGAACAACAGGCTAAGGAGATACTTGATGAAAAACCTTGATAACTTTGAAGATATTCTCAATGAACTACGTATTATTATGGTGCGCAAGCATCAAGACTACGGCCCATTTAACATAGCCAATGCTCCAGGTGGTGCAATGAATGGGCTGCTTGTGCGTATGCACGATAAGATGGCACGATTAGAAAACCTTTACTACAAAAGTAACGACACGCCGAACTATGAAAGTATTGAAGATACCTTTCTTGACCTAGCAAATTATGCAATAATCGGACTATTGGTACAAAGGCGACAATGGGAAGGCGTAGCAGAGGGATAACGTGGACTACTTAGAAGAGTATGAGCAGATGGTTGTGGCAATTGCTGCCGAATACCAGCGCAAATACCCTATGACTGACCAGCAAGA